TGGAAAGTATTCACAATTTACCATTAGACCAAAAAGTTTTAATATCCAAAATAATGGACAAAGTTGCTTCTAAAGTTAGCGAGGGTTCAATTGGAAATAATTTAAAACAAATTACAAAATCGCCCGAAGAAATGTTTAACGATATTTTAAATGACAAAACGCACCCTTATCATAAGGGAGATTTAAAAGCGGTTAATCAAGTTTTTGAAATGTTAAAAAAACCATATTTATAATAAATGTTAACTTTTATACAATCATTAGTAGATTTTCAAGATTTTGCAAAAAACAAAAATATAAATTTTTTTGAAATAGAAACAAAGGATTTTGAAAATCTACATCATGAATATTCAGGGCATAGCAAAATAATAGATTCTATTAATCGTGTAATAGAAAGGCGTATCAAAAATGCAATTAATATAGATAAAGAAAAAGTTTATGCACATGTAAATATTCAAACTAATGAATCTCAAGATAAAGACAAAAAAACCATTACATTTAAAACTAAAGTTAATTATTTTGTTGACATTAATTAAACCATTAATAAATTATTGTATTAATATTAACTCAATAAAAAAATATGATAAATACTTTTACAAAATTTAATAATCTTGAAGAATTCCACAAAAAATCTGATCTAGGGGGCTATAATAAATATGAATATGAGTTTACTCTTGGAGACTTAGATGCTTCACTTGACCAATTTAAAAAAATGGTAGATAAAGCGTTAAATGCAAAATTAAAAGAATTAACTGTAAATTTATTTGATAAAGAAATTGTAGTTAATGCAAAAAATATTAAAGAAGTAAAAGAATATTTTGGAAACCAAGAAATATATTCTATAGGAAAAAGTAATAATGCCGATAGATGGATAAATTTTGTTATAGAAAATTTTAAAGAAGGAATTGATTTAACAGCGAAATATTTTAATAATTCTTTTACTGATTCTAAATGTTTTTTTTATACTAAAGATGCAATTTTAATGTTTGTTAATCAATCTTTTTATAAAAATGATAATCAAGACGCAATTTGTGATATTATTTTAAATTTAGCTATAAACAAAAAATATATTGTTGACATTAAAATTTAATATTATATTTTATAGCTAAACATTGTCCGATGTAAAGTAAAAGGGAGCTTAATTTAAGTCTTTGAAATTAAGGGTAGCAATTAGGAGGGAGTAATCCCCGATTTTTATTATTTTTTAATTCAAATATTTATTTTATGACTCAAACAGCCGATCTTTTGGCAGCAACAATTGCGTTTAATACTAATTTACGCGAGCTTACCCAAAAAACTACTTCATTACTTGAAAGTACCCTTGATAATACCACAATGAATACCAATTTTGAATATTTTGACAGAATTGGCAGTGTTGAATTGTTAGTTAGACAAGGTAGACACTCTGACGTTCAATACACACCTACTGAATTTTCTAGACGCTCTATTACTTGTGTTGATTATGAAGGTATGGATTACATTGACGAGCAAGATTTGCAAAGACAAATGGTAAACCCTCAATCTTCTATGTTAGCAAATTTTGTTAAAGCCGCAAACAGAAAAAAAGACCAAATTATCATTAATGGATTACTTGGCTCTGCTAAATCTGTTGACAAAAACGGAACTTTAGCTGATGTCCCTTTTGATACCTCTAATCAATTAATTCCTCACGGCTCTAAAGATTTAACAACTAAAAAACTTAAAGATGCAATTAAAATCTTTGAAGATAATGATGTTGATTTAGCAACTGAAGAAGTTTATTGCGTGTTATCAACTGCTTCTTATAGATATTTATTAGGTCAAACTGAATTTATTAACAAAGATTATAAACTTAGTGCAAATGCTGAAATGAAATATGCTAAAGCTGAAGAGTTTTATGGTATTAAATTTTTAAGATTTAATCCATCTTATCTTCCTGTCGGAGCTGCTTCAGATACTAAAAGAGCATTTCTTTATGTTAAAAAAGCTGGTCTTTTTGCAAAACATAAAGATATTACAACTGTTGCTGAAAAAAATGTTCCTAAACAAAACATTCAATTATCTGCAAAAGCTTCTTATGGATCAACTCGTATGGAAGAAAAATTGGTTGTAGCTATTGACTGCTTAACAACTGATTTACCAACCGCTTAACTTTAATTTTAATTTATAATATTTATGGCTAATAAAACAGGCTCACTTGACAAAAATAACTTCCAACTCAATGGAGCTAGAAGTAGAATTATTGTCGATACAATTGCAAAGGCAACAACTGACGGCGACGCTTCAGTATTTTATCTAGGCGCACCCCTTCCAAGCAATGCGGTTATTCACCGCATTCAATTAGATTTTGACGCTATTACTGGTGCATCCGATGTTGATTTAGGTTTCTATGAAACCGTTTCAGCTGGTGCGGCAGTGATAGTTAAAGATTGTTTATTGGACGGACAAGGCTTAGGAACTGCAACAAAAGGACTTGATGCTTTTACAAAACCCGCTATTGAAAACAAACATAAACAACTTTGGGAAATTGCAGGCTTAACCGCTGACCCTAAAAAGTTATTTCAAACAGCATTAACTTTTAACACTGCTGGTTCGGCTGCTGGCGATATTAGAATTTTAATTGAATATTCTATATTGTAATGACTTCAAAAACTGAATTATGTAATCTTGCATTATTAAAGTTAGGTAAGGGTCGTGTTCAAGATATTGACACTGACCCAAGCCAACAAGCTACCGACTTGAAACTTGCTTATGATTTTGCATTAAATCAGATTTTGAACGAAGCCGAATGGAGTTTTGCGGTGCGTAGGCAAGCCTTAAATAAGCTTACCGAAACACCGCTTTACGAATGGAGCTATAAATTTGCATTACCAACTAATCCCGAATATATTAAACTTATTTCTATTGAAAATGAACCAGATTACACAATAGAAGGAAAATATATATTGACTAATACCGATAATATAAAAATTACCTACATTGCTAGAATTACAGACCCTAGCGAATATACATCAGGTTTTAAAAATGCTTTTGTTTTATTGCTTGCTACAAAAATATGCTATAATTTAACTGGCTCGGATAGTAGAGAAAAACAATTATTATCCGAATATGAAAATGCTTTGTATCAAGCTATGACACAATTTAAAGCAATAAGAAACGAAACACCTTTAACATCTAACGAATGGATTGATATAAGACAAAATGGCTAGTGTTAATGAAATACAAACACGATTTAATGCAGGTGAATTATCGCCTACTATTGACGGCTTAGTCGATTTTGAACCTTTTTTTAATGGCGGATCTATTGTTGAAAATTTTGATGTTCACCCTCAAGGCTGGTTATTTAGAAGAAAAGGCACAAGATTTGTTAATGAAGTTAAAGATTCAACAAAAAAAACCAGAATTATCAGGTTTAAATATAATGTCGACCAAGTTTTAATTATTGAGCTAGGAGCGGGTTATTTTAGATTTTATTCTCAGCAAGCATTAGTTTTAAGTGGCGGAAGTGCTTATGAAGTAGCAAATAGCTTTTCTGAAAGTGATTTAGATTTTATTCGTTATGTTCAAAAAGATGATGTTATTTGGATGGTTCATCCATTAAAAGGATTTTATAAATTAATTCGATTTAATAATTCTAGTTGGACTTTTTCACAAATTGATTTGCTTTATGGACCATATCAAAAAGAAAATATTTTACAAACAAGAACTTTAAAAATTAGTGGTATATCTGGGAATAATTGCACATTAACAGCCACAGGTTCCAATCTTTACACATTTACCGCAAATCATGTCGGCTCTTTAATGTTAATGAGAGACGGCACAAGTTATAATTATTTAAAAATAACGGGTTTTACCAACTCTACAACAGTTTCAGCCACAAGTCAAAAAACAATTGATTCAGGTCAACAAAACAAAGATTTATATACTTGGAGCGAGGGAGAATTTGGCTTACATCGCAGTTATCCAAGGGCAATAACATTCCACGAACAAAGACTTGTTTTAGCTGGCTCAATTAATGAAACTCAAAAAATATGGTTTAGCAAATCCGCCGATTATGAAAATTTTGATATAGATTACACCTCTTTAACTGCCGATGATGGATTTAATCGAACAATTGCCAGTTCAACTAACGATTCTATTTTATGGTTATTTAGTGATGAAGTTTTGTTAATTGGTTGTAGCGATAGTATCTGGAGAGCAAAGCCTTCAAATAATTCTGCTGGTATGTCAAATACTGATATTGATTTAAAACGACAAATTGCTTTTGGTAGCGAGTGGGTTGACCCTGTTTATTGCGATTCGACACCTTTTTATTTACAAAGGGGTAAACAAAAAGTTAGGGCAATAAATTATACAAACACCGAAGCAAAATATAAAGCTCAAGATGCCTCAATTAGAAGCAATCATATTACGGGAACAGGTTTAAAAAGATTCGATTATCAACAAAACCCAGTTTCAACAATTTGGGCTGTGCGTGAAGACGGGCAAATTGCAAAATTTGTGTTTGAAGGCGATCAAGAAGTTAATTGTTGGACCAGATTTACAACAAATGGAATTGTCGAAGATTTAGCGGTTATACCATCAGCTAAAGAATATGATGAAATTTATATTTTAGTCAAAAGAACAATTAACGGCGTGGAAAAAAGATTTATTGAAATCTTAGAGCCTAATTTTAGTTATGATAATTTAAATTATGTTTATGTTGATTCTTGTTTAACTTACGATGGAACGCAAAACACAACCTTAACTATTGGTAGTGGAATAGCAACCGCAGGCAGTGCTATATTTTCTGCGTCAAGTGTTGGTAAAGAAATAAGAAATTTAAACGGCACGGGCAAGGCTAAAATTACTGCTTACACTTCAACAACTCAAGTTTCTATAACAATAATTAGAGATTTTAGCTCAAATTCTTTAACAGCTAATAATTGGGCAATCGCAATTCAAGAAGTAAGTGGATTAACTCATTTGATAGGGGCAAGTGTAGAAGCTAATGGAGATGGAGCAACTGACCCTAAAAGTAAAACAGTAAATGCTGAAGGTAAAATAACTCTTGAAAATTTTGCTTCAATAATTCATGTTGGTTTAAAATATAAATCCACCTTTACTTCTTATCCAATTGAAAGTAAAAAATTATTACAAACTATCGGTTCACAACAAAATAAACAGTTGCGAATTACTGAATTAGCTATAAAGTTTTTTACATCAAGGGCGGGTTCTATTGTTATTGATGGAAAAACATTGCCAATAATTTCAAGAGATTTAAACGATAATATGAATGAAGCCCCAGCCTTTAAAGATGGAGTAAAATTAATAAGTGTTGCTGGCGATTGGGGTTATGATAAAAAATATTCCATTATACAAGAAGAGCCACAAGCAATGAATATTAAAAACATAACTTACGAGGTAAATATATAATGGCAGCACCTTATATTCAAGCGGCTGGAGCAATTTTAAATATGGCTAGTAGCATTTATGGTGCTAATATGGCTAAAAAAGACCTAAAACGCCAAGCAATGGCTTTGGAAGACCAAGCTCGATTAGTTGAAGAGCAAGGACAATTTCAAGCCATACAAACCGCAAAACAATTTGAAGGTTTACTTGGCGAACAAAAACTTTCTGTTGCTACCAGTGGTGCGGAAATGGAAGGCTCTGTTTTAAACATTTTTGATAAAACTATTGCCGATAAAGAACAAAACATTGCAATTATAAAAAGAAATGCTCAAATGGAAGCAAATCTTTTAAGACAGCAAGCACAACAAGCAAGAAAACAAAGAAAAAAATTACTGCCTATGGCAATAATTTCAAGTCTAGGAAATACTGCTCAATCTGCTTCAAATTTTTCAAATATTGGTAATAAAACTATGACACAATAATTATGCCAAAAATACCTGACTCATACGGAATTATAGCGACACCATCGGCAAAAACTGACATTGTTATGCCAGATACTCAATCATCACAAATGCTTGCAAATCTTGGTAATCAACTATCGGGTAATTTAATAAATATTGCAGGACAAATGCAATATCAATCTATTAAAGAAGATGAAGCTTTTAACGCTGCTCAAGTAGTTGATTTTAAAACAAAACTTGCCACATTTGAGAATGAAAAAAGAATAGCATTAAGCGAATTGCCAGCAAATGACCCAATGCTTTTTGATAAAACAAAGAAAACTTTTCAATCAGAGAGAGATTCTTTTATTAATAATTACACTAATCAATATAAAGATAATCAAAGATTGTCAAGTTTAATTAAAAGACAAGCTGATGTTGAGGCTGTAGACTTTAATTTTGATGTTGATAGAACGCTTTCTGGCAAGAAAAAAGAATATGGAACAAATAAAATCTATGAAGGAATTTATTCTGTAAATGAAAGACTTGGAAAAGGTGGAAATCCGACAAAATTATCAAACGAATTAAACACAATTTTACAAACTGGTTTAAAATCAGGTTTAATTGACCAAAACGACATAAACCGAGAAAGGGATAAACAAAAATCAATTATTCAAGATTTACAAATCCAATATGAAAAAACTAGACAAGCTAATTTAGTTGCTAATGGACAAGCCTTTATTGATCCAACAAATTCTGATGATAAAAAAATCGGAGATTTAGCTTATCAAAATATTATTAACAATAATAGAAAACAGGGAATTGACCCAATTGTTTCAACAATGAGTTTTATTCAAAAAACTGGTTATGTTCCAAGCGAAGTAAAAGGAATTTGGAGCACGCAATTAAATGTTGGAAATCCTCAACAAAAATTAGAAACAGCATCAAACATTGCTAATTTAATTGAAGCAAATCCAAGATTACAAAATCAATTTAGTTCTGATGATATTAATTTTGCAATGGAAATAAAAAAAAGAAGTGCAAGTGGATTGCCAGCACAACAAATAATTGAAT